ATATCCCCTGGGGTATTAGATTCACCCGGCTGGACAAGGGTAGCGTTACAGTAGGTGCCCAGTGAGTTGTTATAAAACAGTAGCCCACCCGGGCAAGCATAAGCGTTGTCTGCCCCAAAGGTCATGCCTACAGGTATCAGCTTGTCCCCTACGGCTATATCCCGCTTCAGCAGGCTACGCCCCAGACAGAGGTTCCTGATGCCCTCTTCTATCGTCAGGCTGTAGGCAGGCCTCATACACTAACCGCCCCAAACGGTATTTCTACCACTGACAATTCCTGTATATGCCCCCACTGACCCGGGTTCTTCCGGCCCGTTACCCGCCAGTACCTACCAGAAGAAATCGTGTCGCCTGTGTTGAAACCCTCACGCAACTGGTCTTCCTTGTACAGAACTAACTCCGAACCCGTTGCGTACCGAAGCTTACCCCGGTGCCGCTTGCCCTGACTATGTACAGTAACTATGGCACCATCGTTGAACCCGACTATGGTATCTACAGGTAGAGTAGTAGCACCGGCCACCACATCATCGGTCAAAGCAGCCGCCACCTCTACCCGCGCCCCATCATACACAACAGTATCCTTTATCCACAGTATGTACCCGGGGCTTACATCATACTGTACAGGCAAGGCTATCTTCCCGCTGCCACCTACTATGCCCCACTCATTTGGCACCAGTACCACATCATCATCAGGTAGCAGCCTGCCCCAGACATCCTCACCGTATATGTCAGTATCATCCAAGGCTAGGCTAAGGTCATGCCTCTGTGTGAACCCGCATCGGTATATTCTTACAAGGTCAGTCCAAAGCACCTACATCAACCCCCGGGCTGAGAAGGCTTGCCCCTGTACATAGCGCGTGCGGACTCCACCAACGGTATCCGGTAACGCAGACACGTTTCGATGGCCTGCTCTTCCAACCGCCGGATAGATAACCCATACCTGCCATAGTCGCCCATGCGTATCTTCACATCACCATAGTTGACTTCCCTGAACCCAGGACTGACATCACCTGTAGACAGGTCAGCCCTCTCCAACTGGTCTAGCACTAACGCTGCAGCTTTCCGCGCCTGGGCAACCACTATGTCCCGTGGCAAATGCTGGTAGCCCCATGTCAGGGTCAGCACCACATTCTGCGCACCTATCGGGAAAGCTGCCCCCCCACGAGAAGCGTAACGGGAAGCCTGGCCAAAACTCTTCGCCTTGACACGCCCGGTAGACGGGTACAAAGCAAAGTTATCGGGCCGGTGTGTCCTGCCATCCACTTCCAGAAACGATATTTTGTACAATGGGAGGAAACCGTACCCCGCCAAGTTCAGCACATCTTCCCCCGAACCGTCCACGGCCACCATGACATCTTTGTGGTAATCAAAGTCCCGTTTGGTCTTGTCATCTATCCACATACGCGCATCTATTAGTGCGCGTAGTAGGACATCGTTTCGTTCGGTACTCGATAGCCACGCGCCCAAGTCCTGATTGTTAGTCGGATTGTCTATGGCTACTCCCCGTAACTCGTGCCGCACATCAGCTATCGTGCAGTACCGTTCCTCGAGGGCACCACTGACAATATGCTCAGACGCTCTGGTTATCACCTGCATCGGCTTCCTCCGGGATAGCCTTGCTTGTTTCCCCACTGGCGGACTTGACCAAGCTATCCAGGTCTATGTTGTGGTGCGCTAGGAACTGCATAAGCAGGCCGGTAACCTTCTGTTCCGCTTCCACTCTGCCCGGCCCACGGGATGCTACTACCCGCTCAAACATGGGGACAAAGCCCCGACCATCAGTCATGTAAGCTTGTTCCTGTAGCAAGTCCTGAAAGTCCCTCTCGTTCTCCACACGTGCTGGGCGGCCTCTCTGGAACGTGTACACAACCGGTTGGACAATCTGTCGGCCTGTGCGCGGGTCGCGTGTTATTTTGCGTTCCCGTGGCGATACATACGAAAACGAAGCTGGGTGGTTTTTGTCGTCTGGTATGACAAGTACCCCGCCGGTAGTTTCTTTCTTCTCTGACATATCTTCTTCTCCTATGCTTATACTTTCGGTAGAGGGGGGCAGCAGTAACCACTACCCCCCTCGGGTGGGGAGGAGGGGCTAGCTGGACAAGCCCTCGTCATCGTCGCCAGGGTCAATGGTCGGTGTCACGTTGATGGCCAGCACAACCTCATCAATGTTGAAGAACTCGACACCGAACTGGCCCCAGAAGTTGTACCAGCTAAACTTGGCGGAGTTATCCAGGACGCGGGAAACCTTGAACTCAGGCCCGTAGCCCAGAACAAGGTTGGCAGGTCGCGCCAGCATTACCCACGTGTATAGCTCAGTATCGGAGGTCTGGTAGCCTTCGCCTTGCGAGTTGATTGACCAACTATACTTCTGGTCAATACCATAGTCCGGCCCGGTCAAACTAACCTCGGTGCTGCCAGTGTCGGGGCGGATAGCAGTGACATGCCGCTCATCCACTGGGATGGAAGGAATAGGCGATAGAGGAATGCCACTCCAAGCAGTCCGCGCACCGGAGACCAACGCTTGGTCGCCGAGGGCCGTCTGCCGCCCCGAGAAGAACGCATTGTACTCCACCTCGACGTTGGACGCCACGAAGAACACGAACTCGTCCTTGCGCGCACGCCACTTGGTCGGCAGCAATTGCCACATAGACTTGAACAGGTTCGGCTGCACATAGTACGGTGTCGTACCTGCCGGGTCTACGTTGAGAATATGGGCACCACTGAGGGCCTTCGCAAACCAACCGTCTGTGGTGGTCATGTTGCCCGTGTTGAAATCAACCCAGGAGGTATGCTTGATACCACTAGTGCGAGAGTTGAGCGAAATCCGCTCGGTCTCGTTGCCGATATACCGGCGCATTAGCTCGTCAATAGTTGAACGCATACCCTCACGCTCAATGTTGATACGTGGGAAGTTGGTCTCCTCATACTTGTAGCGCAGGTCGAACGGCTTGACCGTTAGCGTCCGGCCCCCATAGGTAGGCTTCACGAACTGAGCGTTCGCGGTGCCGTCAATGGGTTCCATCTTGCCAAGGCCGCCTGCCATCTGGCCCGGTGCGATGTTGACGTTCGGCAGCTCGAGGTTATCGCCCCGTAGCTGGACGGTAGCCACCTGGTTGAGGATAGTTGTCTCGTCAATAACAAGACGGATGAACTCATCCAGTGACTCGTTCTTGATTGATACATACGGCCCCTTGTAGTTTTCGTTTGTAGACGAACCGAATGAGCGGCCTATGAAGTCGCCCATCCCGCTGCCCTTGCTGGGGGTTCCCCCCGTGCCCTTCAGGTACGCTTCCGGTGATGGTAGCATTGTAGCCTCCACTAAGCTTTGGTGTCTAACGCAGGAATGTCAGACATGATAGTTGCAACGCTGCTCGTTTTCGTGGTATCGTTATCCTGTAGGGAGGCGGGTTCCCCAGCTATCGGTACTTGGCTGCTACGGCCCCGGGCCTTCATGGACACTTCCAGCTTGCCCAGAATGTCCTTTATCTGACCATAGATAACGCCAAGGTGTTCGTCTAATGCTTCCTCAAGCCCCTCGTACTTGGCCGCTACTGCCTCCTCTACCAGCTTGGCAATGTCAGACTGCTCTGGTGGTGCGTCCGCTGCCTTACCTTCTACGGGTTCTTCCTTGGCTGCAGGGGCCGTGTCATCTGCCTTCGCTTCCGGCTTATCTTCTTCTGTCATACTCTTCTCCATTGCTGCTACCCGCTTGTTGATGTCGGCCACACTTTCGCCCAAGGACTTCTCCAGCTTGTCTATTGCTGAGGTAACGCCAGATAACACTTGTTCCGCAATAGCATCACTTGTAGTCTCCTTGGCAGGTTCCTCTACGGGTTTGGCCGCCGGTGCATCGGGCTTCGCTTCCGGTTCTACTTTTCCAGCTTCTTCACCAGACGCCGCGCCTGCTTGAGTAGCTGCCGCCTCAGTACCTTCCTGAGTACCTTCTTGAGTACCGTCCTTGGCTGCGGCTTCGCTTCTCCCACTCAATTCACCCTTTGCATAGGCGGCTATCATCTGGCCCAGTCCGGCTAGAAAACCTTTCTGTTCATCAGTGCCTTCCATATCAGCCCTCTTCTCCTTTTTGTTTCGGGACTTGACTACCTCGGAACTGGCGCGGAAGAGTACCTTACCCCAGTCATGGCGGTCAACAGTACTGCGCCCCATGCCCGAACCAGAGGCATCACTCTCATCCACCTCTATCCACGTGTCCTGATTGACTGCAGTCTCGGCCCGACATACAAAGATGTGGTCAAGGTGAAACTCGTTGATATACGTCACAAACTGCTCAAGGTCACTGTCATACTCTTCCACCGCGCCATCAAACGGGACATAGCCGCCTATCGAAAGCTTGACCTCGCCCGGGAAAGCCTTGATGTCAGCATACAAAGAAGCCGCATAGGGATGGTCGGGTTTCAGATAACCGTCAATAACAAACTCCGATGGCTTCTCAGATACTACAGGCTTGGCCCATCCGATAATGCCTAACACGTTTGCAATCCCATCCCAGTGGTCAGGCCCAACTGTCAAAGGGATATGCTTGCTCATAGTCATTGTACTAATGGCTTCTTCGGTGATGATGCTGTTGTAGCCGTCCATTATTGTACTGGAAGCTAGTCCCTTGATACGGTAGGGCTGCTTCTTGTCGGAATCCTCGGTAGCTGATAGTGAAGCATAGAACTCGAACCCACCTACTGTCTTCTTCTCGGGCTTCTCTGCCATGACTATCCTCCTACCGTTTCGGAAACCGGAAGCCACCTGTCTTTGGCGTCACAGGAGCTAAAGGAACCTGTGGTGCAACCGGCGGCTTTGGCTTCTCAGATTTACCCTCGGATTGCTTCGACGGCTTCGGCTCGGAAATAGGTTCCTCGATAACCTCTTCCGGCTTGTCCCGCGTTTCTGGTTTGTCAGTCTTCGCGTCCATAGTCGCCTCCAAAAAACTGTACTTGCCCACCATTATACCACATCTGCGGAAACATTGCAAGCTTTGTTTCAAAACTGTGTCTGCTAAGCCTTCTGCGAAACAATTCGCCTCTGCAGAAGGACTAACCTAAACGGTTAGCCGGTTGCGCAGTACTCAACACTTATATTGTCTTATTCACCGCAGAATCTACCCCTCCACCCGGTAGCTTCTCCACAATACTTGGGTCTATCCCTAGCTGCTCCGCCATCATCACAGCCATACTCTGGTCACCCGGGCTAAGGTCGCGCAATGCATCTACATGGACAGCGGCCTTGCCCTGTGCCTCCTGTGGCAGGCTAGCTATCGGCGCATCATCAGAAGGGGTCTGCATACCACTTGTAGCTATCAGCGGGTTACCACTCGTATTCAGGTTGGCCTCTACTATCCTATCCAAAAACTTGATAGGCACTGCCCCCTGCCCCACCACCTGTATGAACGGTTCGTCACCGCCTTCCACAGGCTGCATACCAAAGAACCTGCGCACATCATTTATCGTCACTACACCTCTGCTAATCAATGTATCAAAGAACTTGGCCCTCTCCACAGGGCTGACTAACTCCGGCATAGATAGCTCTAGTACCCAGTCCTGTACACCTCTTTCATGCTCAAACATGTAGTTGAACCGTGACTCTATCAGACGCTGCCCTGGCCGCACTACTGTACCGAAGAACCGCAGGTTGGCCTCCACACTAGCAGAACGCGCATCGCTAGCTGCATACCCGATTATCGAAGCAGGGGTACGATTAGCCGCCATGATATGGGCCGCACAATGTTCTCTGTACTCTAGGAAGCCTGCATCACGTAGCTCTTTCACTCCCAGAGGTTCCAGACGTATCTTGGTGGAGGCGTCGGGGTTTTCAATTAGCAGAACTTGGTTGAGTACATCGGGGGAAGACTGTTCGGATACCCAGCTTCGTATCTGCTCTTCCACCTTGTCCGACATCTGCCCACCCTCGACTATAATGACTAGCCGTGGCACCGTTGCGTTCTCAAAGTAGTTGAGGTTGAACAGGGCCGCACTCTCCGAACCCAGTGCGTCATACACCGCTGCTACTATATCGGGTTCCCCATACGGTGTGTCTAACGGTGTCGGCTTCTTGAACATCATGATTTCGTTTACGGGGGTAACTGCTGTGTCCCCCTCTTCAGGATTGTCCATGAGGCGGCGGGCGGCTTGGTTGTATGAACGCATCAGGGTAGTTGTGTCGCCCCACTCCAACGGGACACTCAGAATCTCTCGGGGCACACCCTGCATACCGGGCCGTGTGAAGCTTGTCTTCTGTGCCCTGAGTGCAACCGCCTGCCCCCCTTCCCCAGTATACTTAGCAAAGAAACGGGCCTTCCCATCCCGACGCTGCATGTACCCGTCCCCACCCGCCACTATTTCGATTGTAGCCGACTTGACAGGGTAGATACCGTCTAACTCCCCCATACCATTGCGTGTCAATTCCAGATAACCGTTCCCCGTACTCTCTACATCCAGCCACAATTCCTGTAGCGTCTGAACAAGCGGGTACTCCGGCAGGCCTGCATCCAGTAGACTTATCACTGCTGCCTTCTGAGCCTCGTCAAGGTCATGGTCTTCCTCACCAGAAGCGGTAGCGGTAGAGTTATCCACCAATGCCATTTCTCGGCGGGGGCGTATCTTATACCCCTGACTGGTCACACACGCCACCTTGGCATCCACACAAGCCTTCTGTATGGGGTCATTGCGATACAGTGATATGTAGTATGATAGGGGGATAGGTGGTGCCATCGTAACACGTTCGCGGTTGTAACTACTGTATGAACTGATACTCCCATAGATAGGGGAAGCTGCCCTACCTGTTATCCGCCCCAACAGGGCCAAATGTTCCATCAAAGGAGAACCGTAGCTATCACGGGACATGCTGATAACACGCCCCTCAACAGGTACACCGTCACTTGTCACTAAGTCCAGACTATCGTTTGGCATCTAATATGCCCCCTCGTCTTCGTGCAGAAACTAACTCTCTCAGGCCCGAATTGCCCTTCCGCAATAGGTCGGCGCGTTGTGGTGTCAGAGTAAATACTCGGGGCTTGCCTTGTGTCTCCAAACGCATATCCACCTCATGATGTGCAATACTGGAAAGCTGTTCTGAACCGCCTATGATACGGGCAGTAGAACTACCCCCCCCACCTCGCATTTCCGTGTAAGCATGTACCGCTGCGGTGAGCGTATCGTCATGCACAGTATCCGGCCACTGATGCAGCTCTGTCACAAACGATTCAAACACGTTGCGGGTAGCCATATTGTCCCGCGCCCAGGGTATCCAAGCCAAGCCACTCGCCACAAGGTCACGGAAGGCACGGATTTCGTCTGACTTGTTCATCTTCCATTCTCGTACCACTATGGGGCAACCGACTACCTCCTGCAGGCTTCGTGCATATAGCTTGTCCACTGCATTAGCCTCTACCAGTAGCTTGTGGGGATGGTATGCTTGTACCCACTCCCGCAGGCTTTGCTCTATCACTTTTGGGTCGCCTGTCTGCCTGCGTAACTGGTTGAGGATAATCCGCGCTTGTGTGTCCCTGTCATGCCCCCACAGTTGAAACACAGTGTAGTCGGGGTCAGCACCAGGCCTCGGGTCAGTAGCTGCAAGGTCTACCGATATGACACGCAACATGCTACTGATGTCAAAACCTGCCCCTGTGTACATATCCCACAGTACTGAACCTTCCTCGGGGATACCTACTTGTACTGGCCACCGCGACAGTACTGGCTTGACCTGCTCATGGTCTTCACGCATACCACCATCAGCCTTAGCCGCCTCCACCACATGCATCGGGAACCACTTGCTATCTGGGTCGCGCACCTGACACATACGTGTTCTGGCAAAAGCAGATGGACTGTTCACATAGTCTTCAATAATATGCTCTACCGTCCACCACTGCGGCCATGCACTCTCAATGTCTTCCGGCATGATAAGGTTCTCAACACTCAGAGGCCCGTTCGGGTCTTTCTTCCTCGGAGGCCATGTGCCCGCCCGTACCAGAGGAACCTCCTTGTAATCCCATGTCCCCTCTAACTGCGCTTCCTTCTTCTTCTTAGCGTACAGGTCATTGGCGTTGTGGGGAGTGCCTATCAGCATGAACATGCGCCGTCTGGGGTTCAACCGGCTATACAATGGTTCGTCTACCCACTCCACTAGCTTGTTGCAGGCTTCCTCTGTGCGGGTATTCGTCACATCGGCAAGGTCATCACCTATGATTATGTCATACCGCATACCCTCGATAGCACCTTCGTAGCCTGCTATTTCCAAGGTGGGAGATACTCTATCCTGATGTCTCTCCACTACTATGCAATCACCGCGCCACTTACCCTCACTGGGCCGCAACGTACCATGTACCCACTGGAACTGTTCGTTACGGGTAATGTGACTCTTGGCCACATCTATGAACCGTTCCGCTTTGTCCTTCGTGCGTACCGCCAACAGTATGCTAACGTTCGGGTTCAGCCCTATCAGGTACATCGGCCAAGCTTCACAGGTGATTGTGGACTTGAACATGCCCGTGCCAAACACTCTACACATGCGCCACTTGTCGCTATGCTTCGGCTTGTCTTCTGAAGCAAGTAGAGTCATGGGGCAGGCAGCCTGTATGTCGGAGAAGTACTCGGTCATGAACGCAGGCAACCCGTCACTGTAGATTGTGTTCAACTCTTCTTCGGTCATACCCTCTTCCATAGCCGCCTTGTGAGGGAGGAATACCCACCTGAACCAGAAGCCAAAGTCGGCTATGCACCGGTAGAGGAATATCTTCTCGTTCTTGGACAAGGCACGCCAATCGTTGCGCGTCCACTTTTCAGGTAGCAGGACACGCCCATAGTCGTTGAAGAGTGACTTGGGGATAATCGCACCTTCGTTGCTGAAAGGTACGAGTATTCTGTTCTTTTGTAGCTGTTTATCAAGCATTGTTCGCCATTATACCACACTTTCTACACAATTGCAAGCCCCGTGTTCTGGACGCAGACAAAATGAAACCCCCGCTTGAGGGAGGCAAGCGGGGGTCTCGGCAGAGGCGGGATAACACATACCCCTGAATGCGCTACCAGTGGCTTCTCATACACACAATACCGATTGCTGCCACGAGGAAGCGTTCTAAGCGAGTTCTAGGCAAAAGTAATGCTACCCCCTTACTCATCTCTATCTTCCTCTCCTGCGGCTTCCGCATCCTCCGCCTCCCCATCCACCACATCTACTATCACCGAACCCGGCGGTAAATCAAACGAACGCTTGATGCGCTGCGCAGTCTCTGTCTCCCGCATTTCCTGGGCACGCCTCTTCAACGCAAGTTCCCGCTCAAACCGCTCCTCCTCATCCGGCTTAGAGGCTATCTTCAAACGTGTCTCAATAAGCCGCATCAACGTGCGGTCATCATCGCTGCGGTCAGCCAATGCCTGCAACTCCCGTACAGCATATCCCCACTGTTCCTCCTGCATTATCTTGCGGAAGTATTTCACCCACCCACGGAAGTCAGGCACCGTAGTATTCCACTCGTGTATGTCCATTTCGTCTATGTCCAGTGCATTAGCTGCCTCTTGGTACAGTAGCCCCCGCCCCAACATGATAGCAATAGCAGCTTGCGTCTCAGTAAGATTACCACATGCCATAGTCCGGGCCAGTGACCGGGACTCCCGTATCACACCAGACACTACCAACTCACGAGACTCTTCCTTGTCGGCAGGCAAGTCGTTCATGCGCTTAGCTAGGTCAGCCAAACGTGCAAGGTTCCCCTTAGCGCGTTCTACCTGCTCTTCTGCAAACAAATCATCGTGGCGGGACATGGGGGTAGCCTCCTGTCAGTTCTGCGTATGCTACTCCCAGGGGGCCGCGCTCTAACATGGTGCCCATTTCGGAGTACGGGTAAGCCTTACCAAACACACGCTTGAACTTTATCTTTCCCGACATTTCCAGTATGTCCTCCAGCTTGTGGGAGGCCAGACTGAGACCACGGAACTCTGACCGTGTACGCTTCAGTACCTTGTGCCGCCTCTGCATGTTGTCAGTGAATATTTGCCGCACCACATTCAGGTAGTGTCGCGAGTGAACGCTTAGAACATCTTGACAGTGTACCATTAGCTCGGGTAGGTACAGGTAGATTTCAGTCTGCACCTTGTAGATATGCGACCATGTCCAAGCTTGCCGCATACCGAAATGTCTGGCCCAACAGCGCAACTCCAGGTTCCTTGCCGGTACTCCTGTGACAATACCTGCCACCTCTGGAGTTATCCACATATCATCTTCACTGAAGGCATGGCCCATCAGCTCACAACCGATAACCGCCCCCACCACAGTGTTAGTCCACTCATGGGCATAGTAAGGCCACCTGGGGTAGCCATACATCCCCGTCTTTGCGTCCCGGTCAAACTTCACCGAGGCTGGCGCGGATTTCTCTCCAGAAGTCATATACATTCCTCAACGTTTCCACCGCACACTTAGCCGGTTTGTTACGGAACTCACGCGTCCACTGGTAGATATTGCGGCAGACTGTCCACCTCTGGTCAGCCTTCCTCCGCCAGAACGCGCTGTCGAATACTATTCCCTCTACCCCAATACCTGCCACCAGTAACTCTGCAAACACTCTCCACTGGTCTACTGCGGAACCCCCATGTATCCATACCCGCCTGCCGGATAACTCCCACGGCCCCATACGGTCATACAACAGGCCCGGTGTTACCGCTACAGGTGAATCCATAGATATAGCACGCAGCGCGGTACTGTCCCCTATCCGGTAAATAACATCGTTAGTAACATTGTCCTGTAGCTTCTCATGCAGGTCTTCCCTATCCCTGACTTCCCCTTCACACATGAGAAGGTTTGTTATCCACCAACCGGTATTGAGCGGCTCTGTTAGCTTACGGAGAAAGTACGGGCTAGCCCTCTTATCATCTATCACTCCACCTATTTCCGACGCTGCCTTCAGGACAGGTACGGCAGTCTTCTTGACTAGAAGGGAATCTGCCGATACAAAGACCATCCAGTCTCGTTTGCTATCGGTTACACGCTTCAGGGCAGATAGGTCTCCGCCTACATCAGCGGCTATTATCATCTGTGTCCACCATTGCTTTCTGCTTCTTCGTCTTCTTTGGTTCGGACTTTGGTTCCTACTTTTGCGCGACTATCACAATACTGCGCTTGCCGACGGCTTGTTCATCATCAACCAGAGGAGTACCGTTCCAATCAGTGCATAAAACTATTTTGCCAAGCCGGGAGAACAGGTTAGTATATGCGGATAGCTTGTTGAGGTGGATACCACTACTGAAATGTCTGTTCCCAGTGAAGTCCGTCCGTATCAGCAGAGCAATGTAGCCACCCGGTTTGACCATACGCACTAACTCTTTCGACCGCTGCAGACATACATCGTCCAACTCATAATGATACCAAGACATGCCGTGCAGAAAGGCCATATCAAAATGGTCATCGGGATAACCCAAGTCCGCCGCGTCCTTCAGAATAAACTCCACCTCGGGAAAGTCCCGCTTGGCTGCCGCTATACCGGATTTGGAGAAGTCCACACCGGTAACTTTGTAGCCTAGCTGCCTGATAGCTTCCGCTTGGACGCCCATGCCACAACCTATATCTATCACGTGCCGCCCTAGGGCTAGGTCAATCTTGTCGAACAAAAGGCTCTTCAAACGTTGTACCTCAGCCTGAATATTGCGTGCCCAACCCCCATCAGCATAGAACGTATCGTACCAACTACTGTTTTCGGGTTCGCGCCCTTTTGTCATGCAATACCCCTCTAGTTTGACACAACATGCTGTGCCAAGTACTCCTCAATAGTCTTGATGTACCGCGCAGGATTGCCTGCCCAAACGGTGTTTGACGGTATATCTTTTGTCACCACACTGCACGCGCCTACCACAACATTGTCGCCTATAGTCACACCTCTAAGGATGAAGGACTGTTGCCCTATAAATACATTGCTACCAATCGTTACAGGAAGAAACTTATCCGGCAATCCCCACAGTAACGGAGGCGCATCATGCGTCAATATTGTAACACCGCGTGCTATCACAACATTATCGCCAATCGTTATGTGGGTATGGTAATCTATATTGGCACTTCGATGCATTGCTACATACCTGCCCACAGTCACTGTTGGCATTGCAGCTAGCTCGGCCTCGGTGTAGTAATCACTCCCAAAGTCTATTCGCTTACGTGTCTCGAGGGCTTTCCCATCAATAATAATCGGTTCCATCAGCTTATCGCCCTCAAGTCTAGCAGTATTCTTTCTACCCGCTTATCCCAAGTATGCTCTGCCGCCTGCTCTTCAGTCAACTCTGGGATAAGCTCGTACACATTTCGGATTGTCGCCGCTATATCCTGCGATTCTGTAGACGGGCTTATTGTACAAGCCGGATTATAGTCACTGCTGGGGTAGTCATAACCTGCAGATACAAACCGAAGGCCGCTACCCAAGTACTCCCAGGACTTGATGGGACACATATACTCTGCAACAGGGCCATGCCGCAATACCAACCCCACATCACACTGCTCAGCAATAGCAGGTAGCTCATCTATCTGCCTCGGCCCTAGGAACCTTACATTAGTATCAGGGTCATCTACTGGCCCTCCACCGTCGCCGATAAGGACATACTCTATATCTGGCGTCAGTGCTGCAACCTGTTGTATCAAAGTGAAGTCAACAAACCCGCCACTAAACCCCCAAAGGACAGCACGCTTCACCGGAGGCCTATGGTCTACCCACTTGAAGATACACGGGTCATAAGCATTGCTCAATACAGCATCTGCACCAATATAGTATTGCAGCGCCGGTGAAACCCCATAGGATATGTCCACATCATAGATAAGTTGTCCTTCAAGGCCCGGTACATACCAACGCCAATCTGGGGCATGTTTGCTTTGATTGTACCAAATATCCCAGTTGTCCCTGCAATGGTATAGTGCGTGGCCCCCAAAGTCTGCCAACATACATTCCGCTTCCACACAAGGCAAAGCAATATGCAGTATGTCATCTGCAGTTGCTTCGGACTTGAGTTTGCCATAATCGCACCAGTCAGTCCGTACCTCGACAACCTCACCATGCACGACAGGATGCATAGGGCTTTCAGGAGAGAAGAAAATCACATTGTAGCCTGCGCGCACATAGGCCCTAGCTATCTGCGCACAAGTACTCCCGCCACCATGTACAGACATACTACAGCCTGCAAACAAGTAGACTGTAGGGCTAGCTATCGTTTCCTCCACACCCTAGCACCTCGTTGAAAATGTCTATGTAGTCTTTCCCCATACG